TAATCTCAGACTGCCGTTTTCCTAATGAAATTGCCAGCATACGCAATGCGGGCGGTAAAATCATTTGGGTACAACGTGGTGCGTTACCCGAGTGGTATGATACCGCAGTGGCAGCTAATCAAGGCTATAATTGGGCTCATCAAGATCTCAAGATGCGAAAGATACACGCTTCAGAGACTGCTTGGGTGGGCACAGAGTTTGATCATGTCTTGATCAACGATCACAGCATAGACGAGCTCTACGATACTGTGAGATCAATAATCAGCAACGAGATCACCTTGACGCCAGGTGACTCCTTCTTTGCTCAGAACGCCAGCACAGTTTAGGCATATGGTTTTGAGATTGGCAGGACGGCAGTTGTCTAGATTGCCGTCCATGTGAAATACTCTAAAAACTTCCGCATGCGGAGAACGAAACCCGCATTTCTCACATTGCGATTTCATCCGGTAACCACTACGCAACCATCGTGGCACTCCTGTGTACAACCCATGAGCCATACAGATTTCACAAAGACTTCTGTAATAGGTCTTGGAATTTTTCTTGTAGTTCACAGCACAGGGTCTTGCACCGCACTTGCATAATGGTCGCATACAGATATTTAACGCTTCTGTACCTTTTCCACCCCTTTTGATTGGCACGTAATCATCCATTTTTACTTGATACAGCTAAATATTATGAGCAACTATTACCAGGAGAAAATGGGATGGCACTACAATCACCAGGCGTACAAGTTACGGTAATCGACGAGAGTTTTTATACACCAGCAGAACCTGGTACCACACCTCTTATCGTAGTAGCAACAGCGCAAGATAAAACCAATGGTGCAGGCACAGGCACTGCATTAGGTACCACAGCGGCCAATGCTGGCAAGGCCTTTAAGATAACCAGCCAGCGCGAACTTACAGAGACATTTGGCGTTCCATTCTTTGAGAAAACGGCCAGTGCTACTCCTATACATGGTTCAGAGCGCAACGAATACGGACTGCTTACAGCCTATAGTTTATTGGGTGTAAGCAATGCTGCTTTTATCGTGAGAGCAGATGTAGACCTAGACGAACTAGAAGCACAGACTGACGCCCCGGGAGCGAATCCTACAAACGGCCAGTGGTGGATTGATACGCAGGCCACAACCTGGGGTATCCAAGAATGGAACGGTGCTGCTGCAACAGTAGCAGGCGGCCAGAAATTCACATATAAAGTGCCAATCGTACTCACAGACGCAGACTTTCCATCCAAGATCGACGGTAATGCTCCTAAAGCTGGAGTAGGTAAGATCGGTGACTATGCAGTGGTGTTCCGCACCGTAGAAGGGGACACTAGTTTTGGTGCAGATGAAGAATACGCAAGAATCTATTACAAGAGCCCCGGCGCACCAGCGTCCACTGGCGGAGTAACTGCGGTTGATGCAGGCGAATGGGTCTTGGTTGGATCTAACGAATGGTCAATCAGTTGGCCAGTGGTCAGCGGAACCGCAGTTTCTGGAGCAGTTACCGGATCCTATTATGTAAACAACAGTTTAATTTCAGCAGGAACTACTATTGCGATGGCAGCATCTATTAATGCTGCAAGTATCCAGGGCGTAAGCGCACAGTCTATTAGTAACAGATTATACATTTATTCCGATGGTAGATCAGCAGCAGACGGAACACCAGGAGATTCAACAGGACCAGATGGTAGAGTACTCTTGGAAGGTGATTGGACTAATCTTGGGATTACCCCAGGTGTATATCTAAGTCCACGCCTAGCACAGCAACCACACACAAGTGTGCCCAGCTACAAACGCAGTGAAAACACCGATACCGTTGGCGGAGCAGCTACAGGCAGTGTATGGGTCAAAACCACAGAACCCAACAACGGTGCTCGTGTGAGAGCTAAACGTTGGAGTTCAGCTACGTTATCATGGGTAAGTTATGAAGCTCCTATCTACGACAATACCGCAGCAGCTTTATTTTATCTAGATCGCAGTGGTGGTGGCGTAGGTATTCCAGAAGATGCATTATTCACACAGGCCAACGCCAAAGAAACATCGGGCTTCGACTCAACGCCTGCCACAGCAACATTTAGGGTATGGCGTAGAAACATCACTGTTGGAGCAGCTACCAGCATTACCAGTAATATTATTAAGACAGGCACGATCTCTGCAGGTGCTAAAACATTTACCATCAGTGAATCACTTAAGACTACACTGACCCTAGACACAGCTAAAACGATTTCATTTACTGCTGTAGGCACTAACAGTGATGCAGAACTAATGGCAGCGGCTATCAACGCAGCTGGATTTACCAACATTGTTGCTTCTGTGACAGAAATCAGCGCAACATCTAACAGACTAATTATCAGTCACACACTAGGTGGAGATTTTAGACTAGCAGACACTTCCGGTACAGCGTTAGCTAGCACATTCACTGCCTATAACATCGATACACTAGCTGGTACAGAAAACTTCTATACAGCAGAAAGTGCTACTGGAGGCTATATAGCTTCTGGTTGGAAGCCACTAGCAGCCTCGGATCCAAGATTTGCTGCTTCTCCAGATGCTCCGTTGAACGAGCCACAGGACGGTCAGTTATGGTATAATCCGAACTTCTCAGAAGTTGATCTAATGGTGCACAATGGTAATACATGGGTTGGATATCGTCATTCGACAGCGCCTTTCTATGAAGTTCCAACAGCAACTCTAAGAGCCGGATATCTGCCTATAGTGTCAGCTTCAAATCCCTACAAGGCCAGCGTTACTGCCAATGGTGATATATGGATCAGCACAGCAGATCTTGAAAATTATCCAACCATTTACAGATACAACACCAACTTGAGTGATATCGCTGATCTTGCACAGCGTTGGGAACTAGTGGACAAAGCAGATCAATTCACAGAAGAAGGTGTGTTGTTTGCGGATGCACGTTGGAATACCGCAGGTACTTCAACAGTAGCCAGCACCATAGAAGACCTAATTACCAACAACTTTTTAGATCCAGATGCTCCGGATCCTGCACTATATCCCAAAGGCATGTTGTTATGGAATCTACGACGCAGCGGCGGCAATGTCAAACAGTATCAAAACAACTACATTGATACAACTGCTGACAATCCAAGAACCAGCGCAGCTACACTGTCAGGTTCAGCATTCGTCAGCGGCAGTGGACAAAGCATGGAAACTTACGCCACAGACCGTTGGACCACAGCTTCAGGCAACAATGAAGATGGTTCAGGATCGTTTGGTCGCAAAGCACAACGCAAGGTAGTAACACAGGCCTTGAAGAGCGTGGTTGATACCAGCCAAGAGATACGCGACGAAGAACGTCGAAACTTCAATATCATTGCTGCGCCTGGTTATCCAGAGCTGTTGAGCAACTTAGTGAATCTAAACATTGATCGCGGTGTGACTGCTTTTGTCGTAGGCGATACTCCGTTGCGACTAGCTTCAGACGCAACATCATTGACCACATGGGGTTCAAACGCAAATCTAGTCACAGACAACGGCGATGACGGTATTGTGACATATGACGAGTACTTGGCAGTGTATTATCCAAACGGATTTACCACTGATCTCAGCGGATCGCCCGCAGTGGTTCCAGCCAGCCACATGATGCTAAAGACTATCACACTCAGCGACAACGTCAGCTTCCCATGGTTCGCACCAGCAGGAACACGTCGCGGCGGCATTACTAATGCCACGGCAGTTGGTTACATTGATGCTGCCACGGGCGAATTCCAAACTGTGGCATTGAACGAAGGACAGCGTGATACACTGTATGATCTCAAGATCAATCCAATTCCATTCTTCAACGGAATAGGACTGGTAGCACATGGTCAAAAGACTCGCGCAAGAAACGCTTCAGCGTTGGATCGTATCAACGTTGCACGGTTAGTAGTATATCTACGCAGCCAGTTGAATAAATTAGCTCGTCCATATATCTTTGAACCCAATGATAAAATCACACGTGATGAAATCAAACAAGCTGTAGAAAGTCTGTTGTTGGAACTAGTTGGATTAAGAGCACTCTACGACTTTGCGGTTGTCTGTGACGAAAGCAACAACACACCGTCGAGAATAGATCGCAACGAACTGTATGTTGATATCGCAATTGAACCTGTGAAGGCTATTGAGTTCATTTACATTCCGTTACGTGTCAAGAACACAGGAGAAATTTAAAAATGGCAATTACATCACTGAATAATTTAGGTATCCCAACCACAAATGCAGCTGGCAGCACCCAGGTGTTGTTGATGCCTAAATTAAAATATCGCTTTAGAGTAACACTGTTAGGTTTTGGAGTTGCCGCTGCCACAGAACTTACCAAGCAGGTACAGGACGTGACCAGACCTAAAGTGTCATTTGAAGAAATGACGTTAGATGTCTATAACTCCAAGGTCAAGTTGGCTGGCAGATACACATTGGAAAATATCACATTGACCTTGCGTGATGATGCCAGTGGTCAGGTACAAAAACTTGTAGGACAACAGATCCAGAAACAATACGATTTCATGGAACAGGCGTCCGCTCGTTCGGGTATTGACTATAAATTTACCACACGCATTGAAGTCTTAGACGGCGGCAACGGCACATTAGTTCCGGAGACACTAGAAACATTTGAACTGTATGGATGTTTTGTACAGAACGCAGACTACGGTGATGCCAACTATTCGACCAATGAACACATGACTGTGGCACTAACCATCGCCTACGATAATCTATCGCAGTTCGCAGCAGGTGCAGCATCTACAAGCCCAATTGGTGGTATTGGTGCAGCAGTGGGACGAACCCTTGGTGCAGCCGTAACGGGTGCATCAACTACACAGGGGTAATTGAACCTATAATCAAGAAAAGCTCGATAGATTCGAGCTTTTTTTGTGACATAAATATTTGTATGGCAAATTATTTCACAAGATTTCTAACCGGAGTTGGCGAAGGCTTGCTGACTCCAAAAGGTCAGAGCGCAAACTGGCGCCACGCAACCAAGCTGTTTATAGATGGCAACATGCGGTTGGCTCCTCGCACCAAGTTCAACTACTATGTGAGATTTGAGATTGATAAAAGTGTAATGAAGGTACCAGCATTTACGCAGAAACACCATGAGGAAGTTGGACTACTGGTAAAAACCGCAGAGCTACCTAAGTATAATTTTGAAAGTGTGGTAAAAAATCAGTACAACAGGAAAAAAATAGTCTATAAAAATTTTAATTACGACCCCGTGTCTATAACCATGCACGATGATGCTACCGGGGTAATCAGTGCCATGTGGGCAGTATATTATGGATATTATATCGTTGATAGGCAGCTGCCTGAATCGGCCTATTCTGAAACCAAGTATCGTGTTGCAGATACTCCAAAAGACAACTTTCGATACGGCATGGACAACGATGTCACTGCTGGATTTTTTAAATCAGTCAGTATCTATACCATGGCTCGTAGGAGATTTTTAGGTTACACATTGATTAATCCAAAGATTAAATCATGGAATCACGGAAATATGGATTACGCAGCCAGCGAATTCGCCGAGAGTACAATGACCTTAGAATACGAATCAGTGAAATATTCTGCAGGACAGGTATCTTATAATAATCCCAAAGGATTTGCTACCCTGCACTATGATTCTGTGCCAAGTCCCATATCAGTTGCAGGCGGCGGTGTCGCTACATTAACTGGAGAAGGTGGTGTTTTAGATGGTCTTGAACAGATATTTGGCAATCTCGGATCTGGTGCAGCCTTCGACAGTCCTGGAGCATTTCTCAGCACAGCCATAGCCAGTATCAATACCTACAAGAATTTAAAATCATTGACTCCAGCACAGTTGAAGTCAGAAGCCATCAATATACTAAGCAATCCTCAAAATATATCTTCAGCCATCAGTACTGTGGGAGGAGTAGTCGGAGCAGTGTTTCCTAAAAGTGCGAATCAAACTCCAACTACATCAGCTACCCAAAGACCTTTGGTAGGAGACTTCCCTTCAGGTCCAGGAAATCAAGCATAACATGGCCACTAATCTACCCGCATTTGAAATTCAAGACAGTGCCGCAGGCACCAAGCTATATTTTGACACATATGGTGAAGCTGCTCTGGAATTTCCGGCCAACGACGTCACAGCTGCTGTGAGTTTTTTCACTGCTGCTGGCTTTGATTCGGATGCAGCAGCCACCGTGGCCATGACACTGTTGCGACAGGCCAAGATCGATGCCACTCCTATCTCACAGATTTTAGACACACTCAAAGGATTTCCTGCTAAAACTCTCAGCCAACTGGTTGGAGAGATACTGAACAACAATCGTGTGCCAACCAGTCTGTTAGGTTTTAGAACTGCAGATGTCAAACCTACTCAGATAAGAAACATAGCTGCATAATGGGCAAATTCGCACAAGGTAGATTTGAAATGAAAAATCCTGCCAAGTATGTGGGATTAAAAACTCCGTTGGCTCGTAGTTCATGGGAATTCGTATTCATGCGAATGTTGGATGAACATCCAGGAGTGCAAAATTGGGCCAGCGAAAGCATTAAGATACCCTATAGAGATCCGTTGACAGGACGTAGCACTATATATGTGCCTGATTTCTTTATCGTATATCAAGATAAAAATGGAGCAAAACATGCAGAAGTCGTGGAAGTTAAACCTTCCAATCACACCTTTAGAGAAGCCGTGGGCAAGAGCCAATACAATCAACAGCAATATGTGAAAAACATGGCCAAATGGGAAGCTGCTAACGCTTGGTGCAAACAGCAGAACATAAAATTTAGGGTGATAAACGAAACAGACATTTTCCATCAAGGCACAAAACGAAGATAAGTATGATATGACCAAAAGACTTGAAGAATTGTTAAATCTAGAAACCACAGAACACACGGCAGCAACGCCAGTTGAAGCACCTACACATGAACAGGTACAGAGCCTGGATGACAGCTATCGCAGAGTGGCCGAAATCACTAGAGGACTGCCGCAGATCAAAGAGCTCGATGAGTTAGATGATAGAGAACTAGACGAGCTGGCTAAAAAAGCAGAAGCTGCATATGATGATCTAATGGATCTCGGCATGAACGTAGAAGTTCGTTATGCTGGTCGTATTTTTGAAGTAGCTGCCAGCATGATGGGCAACGCTATCACCGCTAAAACCAATAAGATAGATAAAAAACTCAAAAGCGTAGATCTACAACTAAAGAAGCTGAAAATAGACAATGACGCAGGTAATGAACAAGACGGTGTCATAAACGGTGCTGCCTATGTGATCACAGACCGCAACGAGCTGCTGAAAAAATTAAGCGGAAAAGCATAAATAC